TGCAGCTACTACAGCAACTCTTCCTGTAAGAATTGTTGATGTAGTACAAACACCTAGCAATGCATGGGCGGACTCATACACTGATCTAGTTGTTAAGTTCAATGCTGGACACATGTTGTCTAACACTACTGGAATTTAAGCGGGAGTAATATAAATGGCAATTTCAAGAGCGCAGCTACTGAAAGAACTTCTACCCGGCTTAAATGCTTTGTTTGGGTTAGAATATGATAAGTACGAGAACGAGCATGCTGAAATCTATGAAACTGAATCTTCTGATCGATCTTTCGAGGAAGAAGTTAAGTTAAGTGGATTTGGCGAGGCTCCGGTTAAAGACGAAGGCTCAGCTATCAGTTATGATAATGCGCAAGAATCTTTTACTGCACGATATAACCATGAAACTATTGCTATGGGCTTTAGTATTACAGAAGAAGCTATGGAGGATAACCTCTATGACTCTCTTTCTGCTAGATACACAAAAGCTTTGGCAAGAAGTATGGCTTATACCAAACAAGTAAAAGCTGTTAATCCTTTTAACCAAGGATTTTCTGGTGGAACATACGATACTGGCGATGGAGTAGATTTCTTCTCAACCTCACACCCATTGGTGTCAGGTGGAACAAATGCTAATACTCCTAGTACACAAGCAGACCTTAACGAAACTTCGTTAGAGAATGCTGTGATTTCAATCGCTGGTTGGACAGACGAACGAGGACTCCTAATTGCTGCGAGACCACGTAAGCTGATTGTACCGCCTAACAGCATGTTTACTGCTACCCGTATCCTAGAATCCGATCTCAGAGTCGCAACTGCCGACAATGATGTAAATGCTATGAAGATGAATGGCACTATCCCTGAAGGATATGCTGTCAATCACTTCTTGACAGATACAAATGCATGGTTTCTAATTACTGATGTGCCAAATGGATTAAAACATTTTACACGTACACCATTAGAAACAAGTATGGATGGAGACTTCGATACTGGTAATGTAAGGTATAAGGCGAGAGAAAGATATTCCTTCGGGGTATCTGATCCGCTAGGAGCCTATGGTTCTTCAGGATCGTCTTAGACTTTTAAGTTAGCACGAATGGAACCTAGATTATTCAATATGACTAATCTGCGATGGGGGGGTTTCTTACTCAACCCCCATCAACCTTATCTAGGGTAAACTAATCTATCGACTGACCTAGCAGACAAGCCAAGACGATAGACTTAACGGGAGACCGAAATGGCAAACACAACATTTAATGGACCAGTTAGATCAGAGAATGGATTTGAGCAAATTAGCAAGGATTCTACTTCTGGAGCCATTACAACTAATTTAGATATAGATACTAGCGGTAATATAACCACTACTGGATATGTTTCTGCTTACTCTAATATTAGTAGCATTACTACAGCAACAAAAAGTGTTGAATCTACTGATTCAGGCACTGTTTATACTCTAAACAGAGCAGCAGGGATTGTTGTAACATTACCTACTGCAGCAGCAGGACTTAACTATACATTTATAGTTGGTACAACTTTTACAGGCGCAGGACAAATTAATACGGATAATGCTAGTGATTTATTCTCTGGTTTTGCTCAAATATTTGATCCAGCAACCGCAGGTGATACTAATACCTTTATTCCTGATGCAAGTAATGATGATACTATTGATTTAGGTACAGCAGCACAAGGCTGGTTAGTAGGCGGTGTAATTCGTTTACACGCTACATCAGCAGCAGTATGGCATTGTGAAGCTTTCTTGCATGGTGATGGTA